CTCCGAAACGGAGTTGCTTACCGACTTAAACAGATTGTCTGCAATGCCGTCTACTGACGCATCATCAAAAATTTTATCGATTGCCATTTGTAAGCTCCGTGTTCAAATTTTCAAGGAAGTCGTTTTCCAAATCCACAACATTGCTCTTGGCGTTATTCATTTGCAACTCAACAATTTTAGACTTGTTCTTAATGTCCGCCTCTTTAAGCATCAACTCAGCAATCTTGACCCGCTTGTCAAATTCATTGCTTTCGTTGCCAGATGGAAGATTCTTAGTTGCCGAGGCCAGCACCTTGGCTTGAACCTCTTGCGGCATAAGCTGCGTTTCCACCGATAACTTCTGAGCTTCTGCCCGATTCTGCTCGGCCTGAGTCGTGCTGACCGCAATCTGAGCCTGTGCCGCTTGCAGTGCCAGTTGCTGCTGGGCTTGCTCCAGTTGCTGCGCCTCTGGGTTGGGCTGGCTCATCTGATCCAATGCCGCAATCATTTCATACCTGTTAGACAGGCTGGAATTGGCAAAAATGCCCTTCAGAATAATCGGTAGCACTGGTGTATTCGGGCCAAGCGTCTGCAACAGACCCACAAACTGCTGCTGTTCGTACTCCCGCGCAATGATGCCTAGCGTGGCCGTCGGGATAAACCGCATATCCACCGATGGATAGCGTTCTGGGTCGAACTGCATGAAGCGAAACGCCGCCTTCTGGATGAACGGGATCAAGAAATCCTCTTGGAAGTTCACCAGTGTGCGTTTGTACTTCTTGATGATGGTGGCAACCGCCATTGACATGCCAGCGCCGTCCCGATTGCCTTGGCTGACCATGCCTTGGCCGTCCATCGTGCCAGTGGCTTGGAGCAACATGCGCTCAAACTCTTTGGCCGTGTTCAGATTGTTAAGACTTGTCTCGCCAAACTTGAACGGGTACAAAATCTCAGATGGATTGCCGTTGACCAAGAACGCTTTGCCAGGTTTCACCTCAAACTTAGCGCCCCGTGGCAGTCGAGAAGCGTCCAAACCAATCATTGGTGAGGTGGTCAGCGCCAGTGAGTCCAGATGGCTACGAACTTGCGCGTCGATGGCCTTCTGCATGTTGTAGGACTTCTCCACCGTACCCCTGCCCAGCAGTCGATTCGGAACAGTATCGTCTTGATAAGACAGAACTGGCCTGTCTTTCATCATGTACGGGTTTTCTTCAGCTTTTAGCAGCAAACCCTCGTTGGCAATCACGACAATGGCTTCAACCATATCGCTATAATCTTCTGCAACCGAGTCGTCGGGAAATAACTCCTCAACTTCCACGTCTTTCTCGGTCAGGTACTCCCTTGGCACAAGGCCGTAGTACGTCAATAATCTGACCTTGCCATCCCGATATTGGCTGACCTCTTGGGTCGGCTCAAGATCAGTGTCTTCATCGCCCGTGGTGATGTTCACCTTGCGGTAGATGCCCTTCTCAATGCCTTCCACGACCTTGTGGATGCTGACAAACTTCTCAATCGCCACGCCCATGCAGTCATCAATGCTTGTGCCATTGGGGTCAAACAAGAAATTCTTAGGGTTGACCGGCATGATCTTCACCGCAATGCGGCTTTTCTCCACCACACCAATGGCCGCTTGCCCCATCTGGCCTGGAATCGGCTGGGTGGCTGGCTCAAAGATTTTCTCCGTCTTCACGACGATCTCGCCAATGCCCGTGCCATAGATTTCAGCCATCAACTCGATCTGGTCGATAGCTTTTCTAATCTTGTCCTGCTTAAAGTCTTCCATCATCTGGGCTTTGAGCGCCTCGACATCCAACGGGTTGCCGTTGACATCTTTGAGATCGTCTTCAATGTCAAAGAACTCGCCCTGACCAAAGATCGCTTCCATGATCTCAGCATGGCGGGTTTCCACCGCTTGCTGGGTGGCAGGAGTCACGATTCTGCTGCGCTCAGACTCTCGCGTCTTGTCCTCGGCAGCCCATTCGCCACGAAAGATGCGCTCATATTCTAGGTAGTTCGGGAGAAAGTTCGTATCACGCCAGTCGCGCCAGCGGTCACAGTGGTCAATGACGAAAGAGGTTAGCTCTTTGTCGTTTTCTGTTGGTTCGTCGAACTCATTTTGATCCATAGCGTTACCTCGTTGTGTCGGCTATTGTATTGCCAAAGGGGTCTGTGTACATGGGGCTTGCCAACAGGTCAGGGGCTGCTGCACCCATCGTGGCCGCAACCGCTGCACTTCTGCGAAACGGGTCAAAGGCTGCAAAGCGGGATCTAATTTGATCGGGGTTAATAATTGCAATTTCGTTTATTGATTTGTCAAGAGAGTCTTGCAAAATCATTGCATCAATTGTTTTGTTGGTATCTGGAGCATTGGTGGCACTATAACGACCCTGAGCATTTGGCAACAGACTCAATGGGTTTTCCATCCTTAGATTTACAGGGTACATCACGCCAGCACCCTCTGGCGCATAGCTACCAGCGTACTCGGCTTTTGGACTAAAAAAACTACCACTTCTAAACGACATATATCCAACGGGTTGATTCTGTGCTTGCCTGTTTTTATACCATTCAAGGGTTTTATCACCCTCAGGTGTACCTCCTTCAGGCATAAATTTTTGAATATCTTTTGATGCTGTCCCATGATAAGCCTCAACATCAAACCCCATCGCCTTTGCCCTCTGCTCTGCCGTATTGCCAGCACGCAAACCAAGGCCACCTTGCTCAACTGGCAATGCAGCACGCTGTTGGGCCAAGTCTAGGGCGGCTTGTTGGGGGGCTTGGGGCGGCATAAAAACCTGCCTTTGCATCGTAGGTGAAACCAGATTCACCGACGAATATTCATCCATGATTTTATAAACATCATCAAGTGATGCTTCAGGCTGCCCTGGTGGCCTACGCCCAAGTCGGTATGCAGTCTTTGCCGCTGCCCGCGAAGATACTTGCCCTTGCAAAACCGGAAAGTCTTGCATTACTTGTGCTTGCAAACTCTCACCAATTTTTTGGCCTCTAAATTTCTCAGGCACTTCTAAGCTAAGAACAGACGCAGAGCCGTCAGGCTTGCTTAGAACTTCAATAGACCCACCGCTATTTGGCTCTGTGTACCTAACCCTAGCTGAACCAGCGCCAAAAATGTCAGAGGCATCTCTTGATGCAACATTAAATTTTGATCCAACATTTTTAATACTCGCCCCAACTGGCAACCCCCTAGTCAATCTCGCCGCAGGCCCAACCCCAGGCGCAAGCGTCAGCGCAGCCTCTAGCGCCTCGGGCCTCATGCGGGTCGTGCCGCCAAGGCCACCAGCACCAGTGAACAAGCCTCTGCCTGAAGGGTTGTAGGATAAATTTTCTAAGGTAGACGGAACGCCAGTGCCACGAATGAAAGAGGCTATGCCCTGCATCTGTTGAGTGCGCCTCGGATCGCTCATGTAATCCAATGGCACATTCACAAAGTCAGAGAACAGCCCGAACAGTGGATTTCTAGGCGTTGGCCTAATTTCATCTGCCATCTCACACCCCGCTTATTACATCCATCGGCTCCCACGCATCGTCATCATCTTCTTCGAAATAGCTTGTCACGGCCAATTGGTCGATATATGACAGCGCATCCGGCAAGTCATCATGCACACCCTGCGAGGGAAACATCAGAAGCTGGTCAACAAAGTCTGCCCAGTCTTCTTCGCTGTTCAGGATGACTCGGCCATGCTCAAACCTTCCTTGAAGCGACCAGATGATTCTATCCGCTTTCTTACGATTGCCGTGGGTTAAATCAACAATATGGCTGTAGACATTGTTTTTTCTCATCAAATCACTCAAATACGGCAGAACAGCGTTCTTCAGCGCCCCCCTTTCAATGCCGATACTCAGAGGCCGGTATTCCCGCATTGCCATCAGAATCTTGGAGGCTGTCTCACGGATGTCCCACCTACCATGCTCAATCTCTTTAACCCACCACTTGCCATCCTCCGTTACCTTGACCACCGCAATGGCCGACTCATCCAACCGCTTCTTGGCATTGGCCGCTTGCTTGGCAACTTCTTCAAAGCCAGCCAAGTCCACCGCGACAAAATAGCTGCCATGCTCCGGCTCAACCCCGTATTTGATCCACTCCTCTTTGAACACATCCGCGCCAGCGTTTGAGAA